GTCAGGAAGGTCAATTTTTCTGTTAGGGTTCAAATCCCTATTAGGCCACAATTATTAATTAATTGATTTTTGACCTTTAATCAATTATTGATGACACCTTGACACATCTTGGTGTATAATATTTATTAAACAGTTTCTTTCATATATATGGATGTCGAACGTTGTGCCTTACTTACTTTGGACATAATTAGATCTAGACCATCAAAAGCAGTTTATAGATGTGCTAAGGCTCTACTTCTTGGGAAGCCAGCTTTCACAAGATGCGCTAAAGAGTTAGCTGAATGTATTTTTGAGATTGACACCAAAAAAGTTGCTGGAGAGGCGTGCAAGCGTGCATTTCTTTGTCTAGTACCTGTTGGTGGTGTTGTCGGGAGTACCGCTTTAGTTGCTTTTATAGACCATCCTGCAGCTGGGTCAATCTGTAAATCTGTTGCAAATGGTGCAGGCTTATTAGTTACTGGTCCTTGTTATGGCTTTGACAGGGTTGTTGCACCTATTGAGACTATAATTTTTGGATGTCCGGTTCCTATTGTCACAGATAATAGATTATTCCTAATAGAGTAAATTGTTTAACTTATTTCTTTACCAATATTTAAGTTATGACTATTAGCAATACTGATACTTTTGAAAAGTTCTATAAAAATGTACAAGAGGCTCTGCTAAAAAGTAATTTGATAAAGAAAATTGATGTTACCATATTAAGAGATAGTGACATCAATTATGATATCTTTAAGAAGTTCTTAGAGACTCCAAGGAAGATTTTTATAGACGAGGATTCTAGTAGATTATATATTGAAGATGAGAGTGGAGATAAAGTTTTTGCTCCAGAAGCAGAACTTGGTGTTGACTACAGTTCTTTGTGGATGGAGCAGCATCTTCCATATCCTTCTTTTTCAATAGAACAGGGTGGCAATGTTAGGAGATCAATAGAAGCAGAAGCAATTTATAATGTTGTTGTCGTGAATATTGTTTTTGACAACATATTCTCACCTCAAATTGATAAAATATTGTCTTCGGGTTATAATTTTGATACTTTGTCTTCTAGTAGTGATAATAATTTCACTAATCTACTAACTGAAATTCAAGATTTACAAGCATTAGACATAAATTGTGTTCTATCTGCTTGTAAAAGAAAGTTAACGAGCATTAAAAAAATATACGAGAAGTCTTTCGAACGATTGCTTACTCAAGAAGATTGCACAAAATTAGAAGATATTGATCTTTTAAGAAGAGAAGTAAATATAGAGTTTGGTAAAACTGGAAGAGGCACCAAGGACTTTGGTGGCTTGACTCGAATTGAAGTCCTTAAGATTATTGAGGACAGAGATATAAGACTAAATAAAATTTTGAAAGACTTTGGCAATTTTGGCAAGCTTTGGAAAATTAAGCATTTAAGTTCTGAACACATTCCTGTTGTTGCAAAAGTTAAAATTAGAAACTTATGTTCTATGGAAGTTGATAGTATTACGTCAACTTCAAAGGAACCGTTAGAGGTTTGGGAAGTACGTAATTTGCTGCGCAGGCTAATAAGGTTTGGTTATAAAGCATACCTTTCTGATTTTAAAGATAGCGAAATTAACAAATTCAAGCAAGATCCTGATAGCTACATTGTTCCTCTGAAG